TTAGGCTGTTCTGAGATGGAAATTCCAAAGACCGGCACTAAGGAGTAAAAAGGTATCATCAATAAAGGGTCTACGATTCCGTAAAATTTGGGTCATACAACCGAGGCGCTTGATACCCGCGATGGCGTGTTCAACCGTAATACGGATGCCCGAGATTATTTTATTTTCTTGTTTTTGTTCAGGCGATAAAGGTCTTTTTCGAGTTCCTTTTTTTGGGATTTGTGTATTAGGATGCTGTTTATCTATACCTTGAAAACCGGTATCGGCCCAGATGGTTACCTCAGGGGGAATATGGCGAATTATATCGACTTTATCGAGTAAGCGTTTATCGTGACGGCGCCCATTTTTGATCATGGGGATAAATCCAATTTTCCTCGTTTCGTCAGTCATAATAAGCCCTTTTCGAGTGGTCTGTCTTTTCTTTCCCGAATACATTTTTTTTCGCCGACGCAGATTCTTAGGCTTTTGGACAGGTCGCTCTGTCCCATCAATAAAGACGTCTTTAACTCCAGGAAAGGCGCGAAAAAATTCCTCAGCAGAGCGAATTTGACGAGCGGGCAAAACACATTCTCGCCCCAAGGTCATCTCTAAAACCGGCAATAATATTTTTACCCAGCGACATACCCGTGTTCTATCTAAACCAAAAAGAAGTCCTTGCAAATCATAGGTCGGATAACATTTTAAATACAATAAAATAAAAAGCAGTTTATCTAATGGGGTTGGGATAAATCCTTTCTGCCCTGCACCCATCTGCCGCTCGTGATCTTTTCGATTCTTTTTCCGATAAATCAAATAACAAGCTGAAAATTCAGCGGCTAAATTTTTCAATTCTTCGACTGATAATCCAATGATTGCTTTACATAAACGATTATCTCGTAACAACCGCTCTTTGTTGATCATTTCAAACCGTTATTTTCTAAGTTAAACCTCTTTTTATTGTCTATAGCGTGACAAAAAATGCAAGTCTCTATTCAGCAACTATTTTAATGGTAAAAAAGCGGGTCTGTCCTTATTTCTAGTTTCCCAATATTTCTCCAGTTTTTTTATCTGACTTTTACCAACAATCGGAATTGAGCCCGTATCCTGAGTCGCAGAATCTGCCAGCATCGACACTTGTAAGTTATACAATCGTTGTGCATCCATGGCTTTTGCTATATGCCCCTCAACTCGCTCAATATCATCGATAAACCACCGCTTACCATAGACTGGAATTAACGGAATATGATCACCTGGTATTCGTTGAGCTTTCTCGAGGAATCCATCACCATCAATCACTGAGACATAAACACGTTTGCGCTTTATGGTTCGCCGAGCTTCCTCAATAAAGCCTATGTCTTCAAGATCATCCTGAACAAGTTGAAGTTGATCACTGTCATAGGTGACTTTTTCATTAGTGAAGGGATTTCTAAAACTAATAACATCGACGGATTCTTTTTTTACTTCATAATACTTGGCAATATAAACAATATCATTATCAAACCACTTATAATCCCAAGTTCTCTCAATTCTGCTATCTAACGTCGACGGATCTTTATTGTATTCAGTTTTGTATTTATCAACTGACAGTGAATACATACAGAAAGCCCATTCAGCATCAGACTTATCATATTTCTTTGCGTCAGGATCAAACCAAACGGAGCGGGCAGGATCATATATTGGCTCCAAGCAAATACGCTGTCTTTCATCCATGGGTTCAAGTTCATTGACTAAATTTGTCGTCAGCCTGAAACAACCAAATCCACCTGTCGCTGCATCATCGAATGCATTATCACATGCCTCACCACCGTCGGTTTCTTCGTAATCAGCACGAAATAAGCCATTTAATTTATTGGCTAATTCTTCGCTAGCTTCCTTGTCACCAGGCCTAAATTTCACCGTAATTCGATTATTGCGATATTCGCTAATGATTCTGTTTAATTCATTAGATATTTTATTGATTTCAAATTTGGGATATTTCTCAAAATGTTTTTTTACTTCAGAGCCAGCGGCCGTTGCACCTTCCCATTGCCCACCAGGAACTCGCGCAAATCTTGTCGCCTCAATACATTTACTTCTTACTTCTCCTTGCGATGAATGCGCACGGTCAAATCTGAGCATAATTTGCTCATGTCTTTTATGTAATGTTTCAGCCATAATTACCAACTAGAAGATGAGGGAACGAATATTTCAGTGTCTTCTTTTAAACGAATGGGATTAGCAAATGACATCATGAGGGTATCAGCCATATTGGGTGATTTTATTCCTTTTGATCTCATCTCCTCTTTGCTAATCAATTGGATTAATCGATTACCCGCGGTGCGTTTTCGTTGTTGTTTAACCAATTCAGACTTAAGTTGTGATAGTTTTTTTATTTTTGATGATAGACTTATCAACTCATCCGGATCAATATATTCTCTCTTTTTTACTGCTCGCCAAGTTTTATAAAATCGGTCAGCTAAATAGACCCAATATTGCGCGCGTTTATTTCTAAACGTATCACGGTTAGTTCTGTCATCATTATTTGTTGATGAAATATATTCACCATTCCCTGGAACATATATTTCATTAGGATAATCAGGAGAATCACCAGCGCCAAAGCCAGTTACAACCATCTTATTACCATCGTTACTCTGTCTTAGATGAGTTTTTACTGTACCCGCACCTAAACCAATGTTGTCATAAATAAAATCATCAGCTCGATAGTCAAATGCTTCATCAAAAGCCCTAATAGTTGCATCTGCCACATCACCTTCTGACCAACTCACACAATCCTCAACAAGAACGCCATAGCGTTTTGATAATGCTTTTTCATCCTGACCAGAATCGGCAGGGTCAAAGGTAACAACACGAATGCCTCTTGGCCTAAGTCCTAACTTGATGTGAGTATCGATCGCAGCATCCACCCACTCAGGCTGAATTAATGCATCATCATAATTAGCATCACACTCGCCACCGTAAACATGAAGCCATTTTTTATAGTTTTCACGTTTCATCTTCTCAGCATCATTTTTGAGTTCTTCTGGTAACCAAGGATTATCCAGATAACTCACTTTACCGACATATATTTCATCATCTTCGTAATAGCCTTGAACATCAATTATTTCCTTGTAAGGCTTAACGAAACGCTTATATACAGCGCCATCTTCTTCTGCCGGATTAAATGAAAACCACAGCTCAGAACCTGACTTACGGATGGTTGGAATAAGTATATCAAGACTTTTTTCGGATACTGTTTCAGCCTCTTCTACCCATGCAACATCAAAATCATGCTTTGACTTGATAGAAGCAATATTACGTGCTAACTGTCCATATTTGAAAATAGAATCATTGATACCTTTAAGGCAATTATCAAGAATACGAAACCGATTTTGTAACCTCAGCGTTTCTACCTCTGCTTGTAAAACAGCGTGTACAGAATCTTCTATAGAATTCATAAATTCACGCAAACACAAAAATCTGCGCCTATTAATCGATGCTGTTATTAATGCTATCTTAGCAAAAGAAAGCGTTTTCATGCCGCCACGACCACCAAAGTAAACTTTTATGCGTTTCGGTTTAAACATTGGCGCGAACTTTTCACTAATTTGCACCTTCACTTATAGTCATTCCTATAAATTCAATACTAATTTTGTTGTCCGTTTCAATTGCGCCGCCATTTTTACCTGACAATTCAGTTTCTTGCTTGTCAGCATATCCATGTTTACTTAACATCAATTTGGCAATAGTAGGATTGAATTCCCCTTTCAAACCAGAATTTAGCAATTTATTTTCTTGCAATGCGAGAATTCCTTCAACGATGTCCGAAAATTCAACATTTGTTGATGACCATTCATAAATTGTCGATCGAGAAATATTGAGATAACAAGCTAAACCAGCGATATTAGGCACAACATCCCCTACTGTTTTATATTCGCCCATTAAATAGGCCTTGGCCTTTTCAAGACTCATGGCTAACTTACTTGGGCGTCCAATTTTCTTTTTGCTCACCATAAGTTACTCTCTAGGTTTACTGGAAAAGGAGTAAAGCCTCTTTCCCTTTTTGAATTGACTTTTGCGCACGGGCGACAGGTGTACTTTCTGCGCCGGATTCGTGCCATAAATCCTTAAATATCTCAAATTTCAGCTTCTCGTCTTTCACAAAATCGATGGTGATTTGTGCTGCTGCTGTATCAAGTAATACCAATCTTAAAATATCAAGACGCACTTGTTGTTCTGCGGTTATTTCTTTCATCATTTCACCTATTTATTTCGAATTAATATTTATGTTTAGCCGCACTCATCGCCCATCGCTTAGCCTGATTGAGACAATCCGCTATCATCTTGCCTCTTCTACTAGCTGGCTGTTTGCGATAATAGCGGATGGCTTCACGGGTGGCTAAGCTGGCGACAGAGGTAGAAAAGCCGAGCTTGATTAACTCGGCCTTGACATTGGTTTCAATGAATTGCTCAGGAGTCATCCTTCTAACCTCATGCTCCCACCAATTAAATCAAGGGAGATTTGAGATAACTCCATTACTGTTTTTTCAGCTTTTTTAAGAATGGGTAAATCATCTTGACGCTTACGTAATCGACGACCAGCATCCGAAGAGTCTTTATCAGACTCTTTTCTGGCTGTAGCAACAATATTTTGTAATTGCTCAATAGTAAAAGCTAATCCTTTATTTTCTTCCAACTCCGTCATGTAGTCATAGATTTTAGCCTGTAACTCATAGCTGTAGCTCATTGCCATTAGACAGGCTTCACGTTTTGGAAATCGGTAAATTTTTCGAATAGACTGGGCACCGTTTCCAGTGGTGAAAATATCATCAGCTAAAAATTTAGCAGATGTTTCTCCAAGAACTTTGGGTACTTTTGCCATAAAATTATTGTGCTGTAATTTACGATATTTTTTGCAAGGAAACGTTAATGCTTCTGCTTCCGCTTTTGATTTCCGGTCAGCATTAATGTAATCCACCATTTCCAGACTGGTCATTGTTGGCATTTCTGTTACTAAAAAATTGTCATTTTTAGTTGTTACTAATTTCATCGTACTTTTCCTTATAGAAAATCGAACCTGCGCGCACAGAACAGCCGCCCACAGAAAAGCACCATTTTAAACGGCGTTCTTCAGGCTCGACTTTCTATAAGGTTCTGTGTTTTATTGATGCGCGTGCGTGGCGCTGAGATTGTTAAGATTTGAACGTGCCAATGACCGATTCAGTGACACTGTGTTTTGATGTACTGCTGTAGATATTCCGTCTGCTTTTCGTTCTCAGCTATCATCGCTCTGAGACGGAAATAATCTTCTCGAGCTGCCTTACTAAGTTGTGGGGTGGCTTCATTATGTCGGCTCTGGGTGGTAGCGGTTTTGGGTATTGGACACACGGCATTGACGTGCAACTGCTTAGTGCCAGCACGAACAGCATCATTGAGCTTAGCAATTTCAGCTTTGGCATTATTTAATTTCTCCGTGTGTTGAATATCGAGTTGGTGCAAAGAATCAATCTTTTGCTGCTGTAATTTCACGGCTTCAATTTGTGCGCGATATTGCTGTTTTAACGTTTGGTAATCTTGCTTGACGATTTGGTAACGAAAGTTGATGAAAATGAGTGATAAAATCAATGCAGCAACAATCACTACGATAAATGTGTAAGGTCGCCATAACATATTACGCTCTCAATTTCCCGACGGGTAATTAGCCCTTTCCAAACTTCGCCTTTCACATAAACCCACCGCTTCATCTCATCACATGCCCCTTTTCGGTCATTGTCGTTGAGCTTTTTGAGCAAGGTCGATTTGGCAAAATTGCCCACGCCCACGTTATAAGCAAATGAGTAAAGGGCTGCCTGTGTTAGCGTGTTGATATTGACCTTAATCAACGGGTCAACATAACGTTTAACGGCTTTTAAATCGTCATTAAGCCACTTATCGCAGTCTTCTTGCGTGTACATCCGGTTACGCACAATATCCTTGCCTGTATGACCATAACAAACAGAGAGTACACCACCTCCATCGAAGTAAGGTTTAAATTTTAATCCTTCAAAATGCGTTATCATCGTTGAGGCTAAAAACAACGCACTACCACCCGTTGCCATCAATATTTTTTTCGGTATTTTCATACTGACGCTCTTTGAGTTTGTACTCCTTTTTGCGGTAGTACACGTTGATAAAGAATGTCCCTATCGTGCAGACAATACCGACTACGGCTACCCACTGCTCAAGGGTGAAGAAACCCCAAATAGTGGTCATAATGCCCCAAAGGTAGGCGGTGGGTGTTGAGTATTTTTCAGACAT